CGATGTATTAAATGATATAAAGTCCGGCCAGATTGGAGCAAACAGTAATCCTTCGTGGATGCAAGGTAAGCCGGTGGACGACGTATTTATCCCAGCTGGTGGGGCAAATACAATTATATCAGGTCCAAAAGGATCTTTTTCACTTGATCCAGATGATGACATAATTGCCATGCCAAATGCTCGTGCTGCACTAGCTAATAGGGGAGGAACTGATGTAACTGCAATAGTAGATGCATTAAAAGGAATGAGTTTTCATGTAACAAATGTATTTGATGGTGATAAGATACAGTCTAGATTATCAATACGACAAGGACAACGACTTAACAATCTTTCATAAGGAAAAACATGGCTGATCGCACCGGATTTACATATCTTGATTCTCAAGCTCTTCTTGCTGATAGCAACATTTTCATTGAAGATCGCATCAAAGAAATCGCGAATCGTATAGGATTTACTTATTTTGAAAAAGATGCATTAATCAGAAACAAAGGAAATATTACCATTTCTCGAGCCGGAAGATCTGCAATATTTTCTCAACTAGGAAGATCTGCAATTGCCGGATTAGCTTCCGGGCTAGGCAATCCTATATCTACATCGGCAGTACAAATCGGTACATCTCAATTATTTAAAACCCCGGCGCTAGATGGCGTATCATCTGATGAAAATTTAGGGCAACCATATTCTATAAACCCATATTACAATTTAACTAGTATATTCAATTGGCCTTCTAAATACAAAGATAGTAGATCGTTTAAGTCAATTAAAGGAAAAACTTTTAGTATTAGTGATATACGGGTAGATGGACTTGCAGCATCATTGCGTCGAGGATCTGATGCAAAGACAAGTAAATTTGCCGCAGCCTATGCAGCCGCATCAGCTGCACCAGGTGGGGCATATCAGTTATTTAATTTAGAAACATTGTATGGCTGGGGGAATCATGGTGAGCCTGCAGCTGTACGTCGAGACTTTACGGCGCGCAGCAACGTTGCTACACAGTGGGATTCTATAAACAAACAGTGGATTGCAACAAAAAATCCACAAGAATTAGCAACTGAATTTCGAGGTGATAAAATCACCGTAGTAGATTATAGCAAACGAAAATTATCAAATGTATATAGATGGAATCCAAGAACAATTAATTTAGATCCTAAAATCAGTGAATTTTTAGAAAAAACAGACTTAACAAAAGATTTCATAAAATTTTATTTTACTGGACCTGCATTACAAAACGGGACAGATGGGCTTACTGATGATATCATGGTTTTCCGTGCAATAATTGATTCTTTTTCAGACACGCATTCACCATCATGGACGCCAGTTAACATGATAGGAAGGGCTGATCCTAATTATTTATATACAGGATATAGTCGCGAAGTAAATTTATCATTTACTGTGTATGCAACAAGCAGAGATGAAATGAAACCTATATACCGAAAACTAAATGCATTAGCTTCATATACAGCACCAGAATATTCTAAAGAGACAATTGCACTTAAAAGTCCTTGGCTACGAATGACAATTGGTGATTTGTTAGTACAACAGCCAGTACTTATTAATTCATTGTCTTATACAATGATGGATACGGACACAACATGGGAAATTAATATAGAAGATGATCCGACTATGATGCAAGCTCCACATAAAGTTACTGTATCGTTAGGATTGTATGTGTTAACAGATTATCTTCCACAGAAAAATGGAAAAATGTATACGTTAGCTAAACAATTTGAATCTAATGCAAATCCATTGCCAGGTCCTGACAATTGGCTAAGTGATTTTGATCGTAAAGATATAACTACGGCATATGATGAATGGAAAGCAGCCAAAGGACAGCCAAGTCAGACTACAAAAATTGGCAATCCTACGCCTGAAGAATCGGGCGCGCTAGAAGTCGAACGCAATTTTGGTTTGGGCGCGAAGTTCAGCGGATAAACTTAATTAACAAAACAGTATAAACATCATGAGCAGATATAACACGACTAAGACAACAACGGATCCGTTAGGAAAACAAAAACTAACGACAACAATAATACCAATTCCTCCTCCGAGTGAATTAGATGTATACATACAAACAACATCAATTGAACGATTGGATTTATTAGCATTCAACTTTTATGGAGATACAACATTTTGGTACGTGATTGCAGCTGCTAATGGTTTAGGAAAGGGTAGTTTATATACTCCCGCAAATGTTAAATTGAGAATACCAAACATTGACAATATACGAAGATTAATTGAAGATACGAATACATTTAGATGAGTACAATATTTTATTCACAAGTTAATAGATCAGTACAAGCAGAATTAATAGCTCGCGGACAAGCAGGATCAACGGATCGTACGACCCGCAGTATTAATTATATGGTTGGTAAAATTGCAAATGTGCAATTAGAAGCATATGGGTCAAAACCAACTGCAGCTACAAAAGCACTGCCGGGATTTGGTACATTAGGCGGAAAATCCGTATTAGGTGATTCATATCTACCAAGTGGAGAAACGGGATATCTTAATGATAAACTTCGTTTTGCGAGAAGAATCCCTCCGGTAATTACTGATATATCAATTGATCTAAATGATCAATCTAAATCTTATATTAATAAAGCAGTTGTTAATATATTGATCCCAGATGGGTCTACGGACATTGATGAAATTGAATCAATATATTGTAAACCAGGTCGATACATTAAAATACAGTTAGCATATCCAGATGATGTTGTATTAAGTAATAAACAATTAGTCGAAGATAAAACTCCACAAATTGATGAAATAAAAAAACTATATCCTAATACAGATGAAGCCTCTCTGAAAAAAATGAATGAATTATATTTTCAGGGTAGAATTTCAACATTTAGTTTTAATTATAATCCTGATGGGTCAATCACATTGAATTTCGAAGCAATTGGTACTAGTAATACATATGCAGATATTCAAGTTTATATCAATAACAAAAAAACAACTACAACTATCGGCACATCGACAGAAAATCAAGTTGATAGTTTATACAAGTCACTAAGTGATGAAATTGATAGCATCATTGCTACATATAATAAAAATAATGTATATGAATTTGAATATTTAACGCCTGGAACTACCGATCAATCCATACTAGTTGGAATTCCGTATACTGTAGGAAATACTACATCTCCATCTGCAGAACGCATGGTATCGTTAGCATATTTAATTAATCATATCAACAAAAAAATTCTAGAGCCAGTCGAGTCCGAACCTGGTAATACTCCTATTCGAATCAATTGTGATGATAAATTTTGTTATAGCAATTACTATGAGAAAATAGTATCAGCTGATCCGATACATGTATTATTATGGTCAGGTAAATCTAATTCACAATGCAGCACGTATAAATTTGATGTAAATACTGCAGTTGCTACATCAACAGATCGTACTGCTACTTTAAAAATGTTTCCTAATATAACGGCTCCGACTACTGACGGATTTATTGCAAAATTAGATGATAAATTTATTGCATATCCATCTAGAATTTATATTAATATACAAACAATCAAACAAATAATTGATAAAATTACTGCTGATAAAGATACATCGATTAAAAACTTTTTAATTGAGCTGAGCGGTAAAATAGAACAACTTACTGGAAATTCTATAAAATTAGCGCTAGTTCAGCATCCAACAATATTTGATGCTTTACTATATTATGATGTTAATTTTGTAACTACGAATACAATTGTTGAGGAATTTACAATTCCTGTATTTGCTTCAACTACAGGTATTAGTGTTATTCGAGATTTTACGTTGTCATCGAAGGTACCTAACAGTGTAAAAAATATGATTTTTGGAATTGATTCTTGGAAAACTGGCACACAACAACAGACTGCATATAATCCATATATTTATGCAGATGACGAAACTCGTGCTACATTGCGAGAAGATTGGAAACTTCAAGCGCAGATTGCAGCAATCGATTTAGCAGATACTAAATATGAGTTTGTTAAACGACCAACCGATCAAATTGTAATTAACAATTTATCAGAATCACTTAAAAGATACATAACATATTTTACAGATGACATTGAAAAATCAATTGGACAGACGAAAGCTATATTTCCGATGGAACTAGAATTTACGGTTGACGGCATTAATGGATTCAAATTCGGAGATGTTTTACAATTCGCCGGACTTCCAAAAAAATATTCAGATTCATTTGTATTTACGATATTAGGAATTTCACATAAAGTGTCGATATCAGGTGAATGGACGACAACTATTAAATGTAACCCTAGAGTACGAATAAGATAATATGAGACAACGAATACATTATACACCTGCACAAATAACTACAAATTTATATACGGCTGGTAAAGAGTGGGCGCTAGAGTCTGGCACTGAGTATCGTGGTTTATATCATCGATATGTAACGGGCGAAGTGTATACGGAAGCAACATGGAATCCTAAAATATCAAAAAAACTGGTAGAATATACAGATCAGTCAACAGCTGTACATGAATATAAAAAATTAAAAACTGTACAGACTCAATTTAAAACGCCGACTTTACATGTCCCTGTAGTGACGATGGCTGACAGAAATAATGGATTCATAATGCGTTATTTTCTTAAAAAGAACAACGAACCCATTTTTTTAGAAATTGATCAGGCACAATATATTGATTGGACAATTAAATTGCTAGATGCTAATATCTACAGTGCAATTGAAATAAAGTGGATAATTGCCGGAAACAAACAAACACAATATGTAGATCAAGTGTTGGTACCTGGAGCATTTGAGCAAAATTTGATGACCCTACAACAAGCTGAACTAGTAATGCCAGGTATTTCTGCGTATATTACCGATCCATTACAATTATATACTGACACTGAATTCTTAGTGCCTAAAGATATCAATGCATAATTTGGAATTCTGAAATAAATTCATTATTATATAATTAGGTATGATAGTGGATAACGAATCGGATTTAGATGCATTATTCGATTACATTGCAGGAAGAAAAACACTGTTAGTTCCAGTATTAGCAGATTCTAGACTTCATGCACACGTAAATCGAATAACATGTATATATGTATATACTGAAGATGATATTGAACGCATCGTGCCAATTAATCATGTTGAACAAATACGGGGCTTTTCTGAACATTTACAACGGTTTCTGGATTTGCAAGATATATTTGTATATGACAAGAAACAATGGCTTCATATAGGCGGAAATGGGGCTGTTTGGGACGTTAAGACTTTGTGGTGGTACACATACAATGAAGCATATGATGAAACACATTATTACACAATGGCACATCAATTTTATTGGCGCCGACATACTTCTTTATCATATGTAAATGCAATTGTGCCACTGATGCAGCATTTGGCAATGTGTCAGAAAATACGAAAATATGCATGGCCAATGTGTGTTAATGCAAAATTAACTGATACATATTTGCAGTTCAATGAATTGTATCCGCAAGTATTTGCAAACATTGAACGTAACGGACTTGCTGTAACTGATGAATTTAGAATGCCGGAACTACTTACGAAGAATATGGTATATTCAAATTACAATTATCATACCATAACTGGCAGACCCAGCAACGCATTCCGAGGATTCAATTTTGCGGCAATGAATAAAGAAGATGGTACCCGTTCTGCATTTTGTAGTAGGTTCGAACATGGAGCATTAGTTGAAATGGACTTTGATGCATACCATGTTAGACTAATTGCACGATTGATTGGTTATGCATTACCGTCTGGATCTGTGCATGAATATTTTGGACGATTTTATTTTGATACTGAGACATTGACTGAAGAACAATATGAACAAAGCAAACAAATAACATTCCGGTTACTGTATGGCGGTATTGATAAAGAATTTTTATCTATTCCATTTTTTCGGCAAGTTAATGAGTTTGTATATTCATTATGGCGAGATTGGAAATCTAAAAATTATATAAAAACTCCAATCATGAAACGACAAATACATAATGATGCCGTACAAAATATGAACGCAAACAAGTTGTTTAATTATTATTTACAAGCAACTGAAACAGAAGTATCGGTGCAGAAGCTTCGACAATGTCAAGATTTAATTAAAGGTCATGAAACATGCATGGTGTTATACACATATGATTCTATACTTTTCGATGTTCCGGCCAACGAAGCACAACAAATATTACCAGAAATAAAGCGCATATTAGAACAAGGAACTTTTCCGGTAAAAACAAAAGCCGGACATATTTATAGTAAAATGAAAACTATCTCGTTATGAACATTGATTCAATTTTAACAGAATGGAGATTTCGTCTACCACATGGCTATCCTAAAAGTGCGGACGATTTTACGATTTTAAAAGATGTCATACTAGAAATGACAAATATTGATCTGACAGAAGCTGAGCATATTGTACAACGAGCAATGCATGGAACTATCCACGAACAAGTACAATCAGAGGTTCCTGTAAGTATACAATCAATGTATAACGGCCGCGTACTTCGAGTACAGAATAACAATAATATCATTGTATATTCAGAACAACCGTTCGATGATCATGATTTTAATATTGAGAATGCTGCGGCAGGGAATATACAATCGATTGAGATTGATACAGATCAGTTCAAACAAACGATAAACACAAAATCAAAATATAACTACTATCGATTTGATACAAACTTTAAACTACAAAAATCAGGACAAACAGCTGGATCTGATGTTGTACGAAGTGTCATTGTATCATCAAAAATGTTTTTAGATGCACAAGAGTTTGAGCAATTCGTAGTGAATACATATAGCGTACCCGGACAACAATTAATTGGTTTGCGAGGAATGTATGATGTAATTCAACAATTAAATGAAACTGATAAAAATGCAGTATTGGATATCATTAATAAGCCTGCAAATTTAACGTTACGTACGGGTGTCACACCAATTCGAGGATCGTTTGAGATTTTATATGATATTATTAGAGATACTATTAAAATACCAAACGGCGATGAATCAGAATTATGGTTTGCAATGGTATATGATGGGAAAGTAAAAGGCGCAGTAGCCGGAGACTCTGGCATTGAAGCTGATATTGAAATTGGAAATCAAACCGTTTCATTGAAAAACTACAACAGAACAATATTCGACTTCGGATCGTTAGATGGTGAATCAACAGAACAATTGAATTCATTTATTGAGTTAGCAAAACTTTTAACCGGACAAGATATTAGCAAGTCAAAGGGACGAGACCAGATCAACAATATATTGGCAATGTTGGATGACCCTACAGTTGAACGCGAAATACAAGAACTGATTGATATTCGTACAACCACACATATTAAAATGATTCAACGTATAGGCGACAAATTAAACGACTTATTGAATTCCGCGGAAGACATTGATTCGATTATACAATCATTTTGTAGAAATATTGATGCATTACTAGCAAGAAAAATAAACTCGGTTGATTGGTGGGGTATGATTATCAAACCAAATAAAACATTGTTTTTAGAATCATCTGCGGATTTATATCAAGTACTTAAATGTACAGAAAACTATAGATTATCTCCAGCAATTGCAAACTTCCATCAAAACCATTTGTTTGTAATGGGTAGTCAAATGTCAACACAGATAACAACAAAATCACAGGATTAATGAATTGAAAACACAACTACTTTGCACATTTGCACACCGTACGGACCTAAACATAATCACTGATTACATACAATCAAACTACGAAATTCCAGAGCGAAGAATATTCGTATTTTCAAATGCCACATCTAATGACAATTTATATTGCACATATAATGCTATCGATACACTACGACGTGGGCAAAACACCATAAGCATACATCGAAAAAAAGAAACGAATACTTTGTATACGGTTAATGCACTTAATGAGGTTATAAAGGCAGTTAATAATGGCGTATTAGATAAAACTTATCAATTAGATTGGGCGAGATACCAGAATTCATTTATACTTACAGATGATGCCGGATATCGCGTAATTGACTTGATGTTTTTCAAGAAAATTACCTGGCACTGATATTTATATAAAGAAGTAAATATTGACTTAAAATAATTTAACTAATTACTTGGACTTAACGAATTAATTACTTATAATGTAATTAATAATTTAATATTTTATTAACCAATTAAAAAGGATTTAACCAATGGGCTTAAATTTAGACGCCATTAAGGCAAAACTTAATCAGTTGAACAAAGCTGATGACAAAAAACAAAATTTGTGGAAACCTGAAGCAGGTAAAACAAGAATCCGAATTGTACCGTACGTACATCGCAAAGACAATCCATTTCTAGAATTGTATTTCCATTACGACATTGGTAAGCGTTCAATGCTTTCTCCAATCACATTTGGTAATGCAGATCCAATTGTAGAATTTTCGGATAAATTAAAGAAAACCGGAGACAAAGACGAATGGCTAATGGGTCGTAAAATTGAACCTAAAATGCGTACGTATGTGCCTGTAATTATTCGAGGAAAAGAATCTGAGGGAGTTAAGTTTTGGGGATTCGGAAAACAAATCTACACAGAACTATTATCAATCATTTCAGATCCAGATTACGGAGACATTACAGATTTAATGAATGGACGTGATATTGATGTAGAATTCACGCCAGCTGAAGGAGGAGCATATCCTAAAACAGCGATCCGTGTCAAGCCAAACACGCAACCTGCAACCGAAGACAAATCAATTGCTGAGAAAATTATGAATCAGCCAGAAATCACTGATTTGTTTCCTGAGCCATCTTATGATGAGTTAGAGAAAGCTTTAGCAGAATGGATGAATCCGGAAAATGCAGATTCGGATATTTCTTCAGAAGAAGATGATGAAGAAACAGCACAAGCACCAGCAAAGTCAGAAAAAGCTCCAATTGCTGGCAAAGTTGATGATGTTGCGTCAGCATTCAATGATCTTTTCAATTAAGGAGTTGTAAATGGCAAAGAGTAAAAGCAAACTAGAACTGGAAGATTCATTAGCAAACACATTAGCAGACAGCATTAATAAACAATTTAAAGGGCAAGCATTAAAAACAGCTTTCTTTTTAGATGGAGATGATGATGCACCTAGCAATGTTAAGGATTGGATTTCTACAGGTTGCGATTCACTCGATTTAGCAATTTCAAACCGACCGAACGGAGGATTCCCAGTAGGTCGGATTACTGAAATTACCGGATTAGAGGCATCAGGAAAATCATTGTTAGCATCACACGCATTGGCAGAAACTCAAAAGAAAGGCGGATTGGCAGTATATATTGATACAGAGTCTGCAACCAGCACTGAGTTTCTTCAAGCAATTGGTGTAGATTTAAAAACAATGCTGTATGTTCCATTAGAGACCATTGAAGAAATTTTTGAAACTATTGAAACTATTGTAGAGCAAGTTCGCAAATCAAACAAAGATCGTCTAGTTACGATTGTAGTAGATTCAGTGATGGGCGCTTCCACAAAAATTGAAATGGCTGCAGAATATGACAAAGATGGTTATGCAACCAGCAAATCAATCATTCTTTCAAAAGCAATGCGTAAAGTTACAAACTGGATTGCTCGAGAAAATATTTGTTTGATTTTCACAAATCAGTTACGCACTAAATTAGGCGTATCATTTGGCGATGCTTGGACGACATCAGGTGGTAAAGCTATTCCATTCCACGCATCGGTGCGACTACGACTCAAAAATACCGGAATGATCAAAGCAAAGATTAATGGGGTAGAACAAGTAGTTGGTAGCAAAACTGAGGTGCAAGTTGTAAAGAATCGTATGGGTCCACCACACCGCAAAGTGAATTATGATATCTACTATGATTCAGGTATTGACAATTATGGTGGTTGGTTAGAAATCATGAAAAAATTTGATTTAGTTAAACAAGCCGGTGCACATTACACGCTCGAGGATATTGACCCAGAAACGGGTGAAGTGTTTGGTGAGATTAAATTTCAATCAAAAAACTTTGTTGAAAAAGTAATTGAAAACAAAGAAGTAAAAAATCGATTGTATAATAGAATTTGTGAAGCTTATATTTTTAAATACCAAGCAAATATTGATGGTGGCATTGATGATGTAATAATCGATGAAACAGTTATAGACGAAGAATGCTAACAAGTTATGAATTACCAAAGAATACATGATGCTATAATTGATAGAGCTCGCAATAGAACATTGCAAGGATATCTAGAACGGCATCATGTTATTCCGAGGTGTTTAGGTGGTACTGATGATTTAGATAATTTAGTTGAATTAACTGCACGTGAACATTTTATCGTACATAAATTACTTGTTAAAATATATCCGACTGAATATAAGTTAGTTTATGCATATTGGATGATGTCTAGAAATGTTTCAAATTCTAAGTATAAACGAAACTATAAAGTATCTTCGCGTGATTATGAATATGCACGACAATTATTTTCAGAAGTTTCTAGCATTCGACAAAAAGGTAAACAGTTATCTGAAGAACATAAACAAAAACTAAGTGCAAAAGCAAAATTGCGAGGAAATAACCGAGTACCTGGCGAATTTACACATTCGATTGAAACAAAACAAAAACTAAGTGCTTTATGGAAAGGTACTACTAGATCATTAGAAGATCGAATAAAGATTTCTGAAGGACAACGTGGCATTAAAAAACGTCCGTATACGCATAAAAAGAAACCAGATCCTGTGCAGTGTCCGTATTGTAATAAAATAGGTTCTCCGCGCGGAATGTATAAATGGCACTTTAATAAATGCAGAAATAAATAAATGTTATGAATAAATACAAAGAATTATTTAACAAATTAAAAGAGGAACGTGCCGTCAACACCGATGTGAATGATCATATCATGGTGTTTGACGGCCTTTAGCTTAACACTTTTATTAGAGCTTTTGGAGCAACCCCATCAACAAATGAAGATGGTGAACATGTAGGAGGAATATCCGGATTTTTATTTTCTATAGGTAAAGCAGTACGAGACTTTCGTCCTAGTAGATGCGTAATAGTATTTGATGGTAGAGGTGGATCTGCACGTAGAAAAAAGATATATGGAGATTATAAAGGCAATCGAGCCAATAAAACTAGATTGCGTCGACACGATCACCAACAGTTTGCTACTATCGAAGATGAACAAGAAGCAATGCGTTGGCAATTTTCTAGGTTAGTATCATATCTAGATAATTTACCAGTAACATTCTTAGCCATCGATGGAATTGAAGCCGATGACACAATTGCATATATTGCACAAATGTATGAAAATGTCAGCAAGAAGATTACAGTTGTTTCTACGGATAGAGATTTCTATCAATTAATTAGTCCGCAATTACAGGTTTGGTCTCCAATCAAAAAGAAAATGTATGATGAGGCTGCATTGCTAGAAGAATTTGGAGTCCACCCAAAAAATTACGTAATTTATCGCACGTTTACAGGCGATGCTTCAGATAATATACCCGGCGTTGATGGTATTGGACCTAAAACTATATTAAAAACATTTCCGGAACTAGCAGATACTACTGAATTCACATTAGAAGATTTACAAATAAAATGCGAATCTAAACGTTTATTGAAAGAAGGCAAAGCATTTCAAAAAGTTTTAGACAATTATAGTATTATCGAAAAAAATTATCAATTAATGAATATTAAACTATTAAACATTCCGGCACAAAATTGTAGTACAATCCGCGGCATAATGCAACAACCGATACCCATGTTAAATCGTGCTGAATTTCAACGTTTATTCATGGAAGATAAGATGTGGAATGCCATGAAAAACTTGCCGGAGTGGCTAACAAATACATGGTTATCATTAAGTGCATTTGCACAACAAACACATACAAAATAATTTGGTTATTGATTTCTTTTTTAATATTATTTTTACATGACAGATCGATTATCAGAATATGGTTGGGGCTTCCAAGTTAAAGTTATTGCTGCAATGTTTACAGATCGTGTATTTTTACAGCAAATTGCAGATATTTTACGTCCAGAATATTTCGAATCAGATGCAAATATATGGTTATTGGAAATAATTTTAGACCATTTCCTGCAATACAAAGCACCGCCGACAAAGGATGTATTAAAAGTTAAACTTACAGAACTAAGTGATGACGGTCAAGAAGGAGTTTTAAAGTCAGCTATTTTAGAACAACTCAAAGATGTGTTTCGTTACATGGAATCTGACGATTTAACATTTGTAAAAGATGAGATACTTAACTTTTGTAAAAATCAAGAAATTAAGCGTGCAATAATGGAATCGGTTAACTTGCTTCAACGAGGCAATTACGATGAAATCAAAAGTAAAATTGATACTGCCATGAAAGCCGGCGCCGATACCAATATTGGACTAGAATATAAATCTAATATATCAGCTCGTTATGCAGAAGCATCTCGACATACAATTACTACGGGTTGGGATGTTATTGATGATTTAATGGATGGCGGATTGGCGCCAGGTGAACTAGGAGTTGTTATGGCTCCGGCTGGTATTGGTAAATCTTGGATGCTTATCAATATTGGGGCGAATGCAGTCAAAGCAGGACATACAGTTATACATTATACATTGGAACTCAATGAAAACTACGTAGGACAGCGATATGATTCAGTATTAACTGGAATCAATGCACAGACATTAAAACATCATCAAGACACGGTACAGGACAAAATGAATTCACTTCGTGGAGATTTGATTGTCAAATATTTTCCAACTAAATCGGTAGGAGTGATGGGTTTAAAAGCTCATTTAGAGAAAACTATCATGTTAGGAAATAAACCAGCATTAGTAATTGTGGATTATGGTGACTTGTTGAAAATTAATGCAAAAAAGGACAAGCACGAGGCTTTAGAAGAACTATACGAGGAGTTACGCGGTATGGCTGGGGAATATGACATTCCTGTCTGGACCGCATCACAAGCAGGGAGAAGCGCCTTAGAAGAAGATATTATTGAAGCAGATAAAATTGCATCTTCATATGGAAAAGTAATGGTTGCTGACTTTTTAATGTCACTTTCTAGAAAGGTAGAAGATAAGATGTCCGGTACCGGGCGAGGCCACGTAATCAAGAATCGATTCGGACCAGATGGTATAACATTACCTAGTAAAATTAATACAAACAATGGTCAGTTTCAATTCTTCGAACCACAAACAACCCAAGGAAAGCAAACAACGCAAGTTATGAAAACTGGCGAGAATGTTTTGAAGAAAAGTTTAGCACAAAAATTCAAAGATCTGGGTGGAAGTTTGGGCTAAAACTATATTTATTTAAAATTAAGGCTCGAATAGAAATATTCGACCTTTTTTTGTCTAATAACAATTTATATTATTAACAACAAGGAGATTACAACAAATGGAGATTTCAAACAAAATCTTAAGCGAAATTACAGTGTATATGAAGTATGCAAAGTATATCCCGGAACTCAATCGTAGAGAATCATGGGAAGAATTAGTTACAAGAAACAAACAAATGCACATTAAAAAATATCCGCAATTAGAGCAGGAGATTGAAAGTGCATACAAACTTGTTTATGATAAAAAAGTATTACCATCGATGCGCAGTTTGCAATTTGGAGGTAAACCAATTGAAATCTCCCCTAACCGAATTTACAATTGTGCATATTTGCCGATTGATGATTATCGAGCATTCGGTGAGGCCATGTTTTTATTGTTGGGCGGTACTGGCGTAGGATATTCAGTACAAAAGCATCATGTAGAAAAGCTACCGGAAATTCATAAGCCAAATCCAAAGAAAAATCGTCGATACTTGATTGCAGATTCAATTGAAGGTTGGGCTGATGCTATTAAGGTTTTGGTTAAGTCATATTTCACGGGCGGCGCCACTTTTACATTTGATTTTTCAGATATTCGTCAAAAGGGCGCACGATTAGTTACATCGGGAGGAAAAGCTCCTGGACCGCAACCACTTAAAGAATGTTTGATTAAATTAACTGGAATTTTAGATGCAAAAGAAGATGGTGATAAATTATCTCCTATCGAAGTACATGATATGGTTTGTCATGTTGCAGATGCAGTACTAGCCGGCGGAATTCGTAGAGCAGCACTTATCTCTTTATTCTCAGCAGATGATGAAGAAATGATTGCATGTAAATCTGGAGATTGGTGGGAAACAAATCCACAAAGAGGACGAGCTAATAATTCAGCAACACTAATGCGTCATAAATTAACAAAAGAATTTTTTATGGATCTTTGGAAGCGAGTTGAATTGTCAGGAGCTGGAGAACCAGGAATTTATCTTACAAATGATAAAGATTGGGGAACTAATCCATGTTGCGAAATTGCACTTCGTCCTTTCCAATTTTGTAATTTATGTGAAGTAAATGCATCGGATATTGAATCACAAGAAGATTTAGAAACGCGTGTTAAAGCAGCAGCATTTATTGGAACGCTTCAAGCAGGTTATACTGATTTCCATTATCTTCGTCCAGTATGGAAACGTACAACCGAAAAGGATGCACTTATCGGCGTGTCGATGACAGGCATTGGTTCTGGCACTGTATTAGGATATGATATGAAAGCAGCAGCTAAAGTTGTTAAAGAAGAAAATGCACGTGTTGCTGAAATTATCGGAATTAACAAATCTGCTCGCACAACAACAGTTAAACCTGCAGGAACAACATCATTGGCATTAGGAACATCATCAGGTATTCATGCTTGGCACAATGATTATTATATTCGTCGTATTCGCGTAGGAAAGAATGAAGCAATTTATTCATACTTAGCCGCAAATCATCCAGAACTTATTGAAGATGAATATTTCCGTCCACATGACACGGCAGTTATTTCAATTCCACAAAAAGCACCTGATGGCGCAATTATGAGAACTGAATCCCCATTCCAATTATTAGATCGTATTAAAAAGGTACATTTAGAATGGGTTAAACCAGGACATAGATCAGGAAATAATACTCACAATGTTTCTGCGACAGTTTCACTTAAACCAGATGAATGGGAATTGGCTGGTGAATGGATGTGGACTAACAGAGACCATTATAATGGGTTATCAGTTTTACCATATTCAGATCATACGTATATGCAAAGTCCATTTGAAGATTGTACAGAAGAGGAATACAACCAATTGTTTAAGAGTTTATCAAATATAGATTTATCAAAAGTTATCGAGTTAGATGATAACACCGATTTATCTGGAGAACTTGCCTGCGCAGGCGGATCATGTGAGATTAAATAATGATACAACCAACATCAAAAGATTGGATACAACAGTTGTTCGTGAAGGAGTTTGGAGACAAGCTCCTTCCAACAGACTTTTATTATGAAAATGGACGTCGAGTAATGACTGAATCATATCATGTACGACGAGGTTCTTGTTGTGGAAATGGATGCAGACATTGTCCATATGATCCTAAACATGTAAAGTGCAGTACTGTGACAAAGGATATTTATTAATATGATACGATTAAAAAATTTATTACTAGAAATTGAAACATCTGTAGCTGCAGGAATCTATAATAGATATGAAATGTTATCTAAATATGGAAGTTTAAATAACTACGTAGAGTATTTAAAAAGTATTTTTCCAAATAGTAAAGTAAAAGAAATTGTTTATCATGGGGGAACACTAGACCCAGCAGATAGAGGTAAAGATTCTTTTACAGGCGAATTTGGTGGAAAACATGGAATTTATTTTACTGGTAGTGAACGTAGAGCTAAAAAGTATTTAGGAGGAGGTGATAAAAATTATAAATTAAGAAGTCAGGTTTATTTCGCATTATTAAATATACAGCGTCCGTTAGATAAAAAAATATGGTCACGATGGAAATTTAATGCTGATACTATAACAGATGACGGATTATACCAAATGCGACAAAATAATTCCGATGGTATTATAGTAACTGATTTTTTATCTAAATATTTTAACATACAGTATGACACACAATATGTAGTTTTAGATATGAATCAAGTTCACGTATTAGGTTCTCCAACTGACATCGAAAGTTTTAAAAAATATATGTCAACCTCAAAATATGATGCATCCGGAATAGATACGCCAGGTGATCCAAACATGTAAAAGTTTATATAAAAACTTTGAAACCCCAATAAAATATCTTATATTACTAATAAGAATCAAGTTATGACAGACGAACAAAGAAAAAATCTAGAACTAGTTAAATCTGGTTTTGCTAATGGCATATCGACTCAGTTAGCAACTAAACAAGCAATATTCGGCCCAGATGCACGATTAACAGATGAAGAAAAACAAGAGATTATTACAAATGCAGCATTCCATTATGGCGAATTTCTTCGAGCATTAGGGGTTGCATGGGAGACGGATCCTAACTCTGACAATACACCTAAACGTGTAGCAAAAGCATATGTTAACGATTTATGGAAAGGTCGTTATGAACCTATGTCAGATATTACATCATTTCCAAGTGATGGTTATGACGGCATTGTATTTGAAGGAGGTATTCCATTAACAAGTATGTGTTCACATCATCATCAAACAATTGAAGGTTTGGTTCATATTGCATATATTCCTGCAGAAAACGGAAATGTAGTTGGATTGAGTAAATTGAATCGAGTTGTAGAACACTTTGGTAGACGAGGTGCAATTCAAGAGCAATTAACAGTAGCAATTCAACACGCAGTAGATGAACTTATTACAGACAATAAAGGTGTTGCTGTAATGATTGAAGCAACGCACAATTGTGTATCTTGTAGAGGTGTTAAGCACCGAGGTGCGTCAATGAAGACTGCAAAATTATCAGGAGCATTTTTAGAAGATGGAAATGCAAGATCGGAATTTTATCAATTTGTAAAAGGTTATTAAATATGCCAATATATAGAAAGAAACCAGTTGAAATTGAAGCAATCCAACTAACAGAAGAAAATATTGATAAGATATTGGAATTTTGCGGCGATAAAATTAAGTCCCACCCACTTACAGGTGTTGTTATTGAAACGCTTGAAGGTAATATGACCGCAGATAAAGGAGATTATATCATCAAAGGTGTTAAAGGAGAATTTTATCCATGTAAACCTGATATCTTTGAATTAACTTACGATAAAATAGATTAAAATGGTTGTGGATTATGGAGGTTGTACATATTTATATTAAAGGAGTCTTTAATGTTTGTATATATGACAACATGCATGATTAACGGTAAAAAATATATTGGTAAATATGAAGGTAAAGAATCTGATTCATATTTAGGATCTGGAAAATTGTTACGACGTGCTATACGTAAATATGGCGTAGAGAATTTTACTCGTACGATATTAGAGCGTTACCAAACTGTTTCTGAAACTAGACTAGGAGAACAATATTGGATATCAAAATTCAATGCAGTCGATTCAGATGAGTTCTATAATATAGCATCTGGCGGAGAAGGAGGAAATACATTTGCTGGAATTCGAGGCGCTGATAGGATTCAATTGATTGAAAAACTAAAACAGCGTAAAAAACCAGACCCTCGACCTAATATGACAGTTATATTAAATCTAATGACGAATGAACGAAAATCAGTTCATATTGATGAGTTTATACAGACTTCATATTATGTTGGTCAACAATGCAATGGAATATATATTACTCCATATGGAACATTTTCTTCTCTATTGAAAATGTCAATTGATATCGGAATTGATATGAGCAGTATGAAAAAGAAATGTATAAATAATACTATGCTTATACGAAAATCTCATTTGCAAGGCTTAAAAGAAGGCACAAAATATTATAATGATATTGCGAATAACATAGGTAAAACATTTAAAGATATTGGATATGATTTCATACCAGTTAATGATCTTTTATATAAAGATTTGGAATTTTACAAACAATTAACTATATTAAAATAAAAAAGTATGGCACGTTATTTAAGTACGAAAAAGTTCGAAAATTATTCTGTTGCAATCCGTCAGTGGAAAGCTCAACATTCACATTGCCAATTGCTCCATGGGTATGCTTTAAAGTTTAAAGTTTGGTTTGCATCTAATGAACCAGATGTTGATAAACAACTTGATGATATGAATTGGATAGTTGATTATTCGGGGTTCAAACCTGCTCCACAAGGCAACGGATTAAAAGCATGGATGGATCATATCTCTC